GTCAAACAAAAATATATGACTTGGGTCATAAGGCTTATCGTCACCAATAACTTTTGAGTAGTTTCCTGCTTTTGCATTTTTAGTGTTACCGCCTATTGTCCCACCACTGCCAACAACGTCAACTCCATAAGGCGGGTCGGTAAATACCATATCCGCCCTCTCCCCGTCCATAAGCCTTGCGACTGCATCGCTATCGGTAGAATCCCCGCATAGCAGTCGGTGTTGGCCTATCTCTATTAAGTCACCAAGTACGATGTCTGTTTTTATTTCGGATGGTGCTTCGTAATCATCTTCCTCTGCTTCGAGTACGGGTGTATTGTCAAATGGCAATTCGAGACCCCAGTCCTGCAATAACTCGGCATCCCATTCGTTTGCCAGAATATCCCAGTCCCATTCACCGAAGCCAACGTTGTCCTTGATTATGAACTCCGCCTGTTGCTCTGGCGTTAGTTGGTCGGCAACAATAATCGGCACCTCGGTAAGCCCTGCGGCTTGGCACGCCTTTAGTCGCATATTCCCTCCGAGCACCACCATATCCGCATCCACAACAATAGGACGCAGGTTTAGCATCTCAGGGAACTCCTTGATTGACTTTACGAGCTTTTTGAATTTATCGTCTTTAATAATTCGTGGGTTGCTCGTATTGGGAACCACTTGGGTAATTGGTACTATTTGCATTCCTTTTTATTTTATTTACAATACAACCAGCAGTCGTCAATCAAGGTACGGCTTGGTAGCAACTCGTCCACTGCTTTAATTACTCCCTGCCAGTTTTGGTGGTAGTCGTCTCCTGCTAAATATCCGCCTTTCTTTACCTTTGGCAGCCATAGGGCAATATCCTCTTTAACGGATTCGTAGGTATGCGTTAGGTCGATAAACACAACGTCCAAGGATTCGTCTGCAAACTTCTTGGAAGCAGTTTTAGAAGTGGCCTTAATGGATTTGTATTTGCGTTCTCCCATATTGGCCTTAAACAGCTCGTATATGTTTACCTCTGTCGCTAGCTTGTGTGTTGTGGTGAGTTCGTTTGGTGAACCCTTCCAAGTGTCAATGATTGTTATTTGTTTGTCTGTTGCTTTGTCGCATAGGTAGGCAGAGGATTTACCAAGCCAAGCACCAAGTTCCACGAATGTACCTCCCTCTGGCATTTGGGATATTAGGTAGTCGTATGCTGCCTCGTGGTTAAACCAGCCGTCTATATCTTGGTAGTGTTTCATTTCAGCAGGCGTTCTAAACGAATGTCGTTAAAGTCGTGTATATTGAAGTTGGTTGTCATATCCTCGTGCAGTTGCATTGCAATATCAAACGCCTTCTCTTTGGTGAGTTGTTTAATCGCTTTGTTCCAGTCGCCTTTATGGGCAACCTTTACGCAGTTCTTGTTTGTTAGGTGTTGGGCGTAAGGTGCTACGTCACTAATAATTAACGCACAACCAGCGAATCCCGCCTCAACCATCTTTAGATTCGATTTGCAGCGATTGAACTCACTTGGGATAAGTGGAGCCAGTGCAACGTCAAACGCTTGGTACATTGCTCCGTATTCGTTCGGGGGCATTGTTTGGAGCTTGTATCTTGCTCGGCTGGCCTCAACGTAGCCACCAATATCGGCAACGTAGGATTCAACTGTTGAGAGGTCTATATTGTTTTGCGTAAGGTCTGGTAAGTGGCTTATGCCCGCAACGTAACCAAAGCGCATTTCGTCGGACGGCTCCCGTGTGATTTGCCATTGCGGGTCTGCGGGGTCTAGGCCGTTGGGAATGATAACTACGTTTTTATTTAGCTTCTTGATTTTATCGGCTAAATACTTTTGCGTTGTCCATACCTCGTCCGCAAAGTACATAGAGTTGCGTATGCGGTGTTCGAGTCCTGCTTTGTCGTAGGTGACTTTGGAGGGGTGGTCTAACGCCAAGTGCCACCAGTCGTCGTTATCAATGATAACCTTCTTACCTGACTGCTTACAAATAGCGAAGAAGTTGGCGAACGATTCTCCAGAGAAAGGCACAGCACGGGAAAAGATAACGTGCGTAATTCCTTCCCAGTTGTCGGGCTGTACCTCCTGCTTGTAATTGATTATTTGAAAATCAATAAGCCCCTTCTCTTTGAGTAGAGTTAGGGGCTTGTGTATGCGGTGGTAGACCACGCCAGAGTTTTCATCTCCGATACAAAGGACGCTTGGCTTCATCTTAAATAGTTGTAGTAACAAAGATAGTCTTGGTACGTCTTAATCTTTGGGTTTCTTGTCATTAGCTCTTGGGCAAACAGTCCATCGGCTTCGTATTTGTATTCAAATCTTGCTTTGCCGATAAACCCAAGGCGAGCCATATATGAGGCCGTGTCGATTGTTCCTACCCGTGGGGATTCGGTAGCGTGAAGACGTGGGTCTCCGTTGCGGAAGCATTGCGCCCAGTTTACAAAGTCCTCCTTGCTGTCCTTGACGGCTTCGTACCAGTTCGGGTGAATTATGTTATCGTCGTCCAATACGTAAATGTAGTCGTTATCGCTTGCGGACGCTTGCAGGTAGTCAAGTGCCATATTGCGAAGCGGGTTGCCGAAGGCCCCGCCAAGGTTAGACCGTACAACCTTAACTCCTTTCGGTACTTCTTTCTTTTTAGTGGAGTAGTCCATAAAGACCGTCCAAGTGCAACCAGCAGGAATCGACTCCCGCAAGTGTTCGAGGTTCTCTGGTCGTGAGCAAGGGGTAACGATATGAATCATTGAGGCATTTTTTTCAAATGTACGGCCTTCAAGAAGTCCTTGGATAGTTCAACACCAAAGTCGGCTTCGTGGTGACATTCTCTGCATAGAGCCATTAAGTTCTCGATTACGTCTAGTGTCTTGCTTCCACCCATTCCCCTTGGCTCGATATGGTGAATATCCACGGCTCGCCTGTTGCAAACCTCACAAGGGATAAACTCAACAGGGCTTAACCCCATCGCTTTGAGGTAAATCTTCGTGTGCTTCTTCATAGTGTTCGCCTGAATTTCCGTTACGAATAATAATACGGAGGCGTTTCTCCTCCTCGTCTTCTACATAAGTGTAATTAGCGCAGCTCATAAGTTTATATTGTTCTCGTTTATTAATTCCCGCAGTTGGTCACGGCACGCATAGTACGCCTTCAATTCGCCTTCCGAGGTTCCGTCTGGTGCGTACTTGGTTTTACTACGCAGCCATTGGTCTAAATCCCAAAGGACGGAGTGCATTTTGTGGCCGTTTGTTGCCATATCAAACTCTATCTGGTCTTCTGGCAGACTGTATTCAATAATGGCTTTCATTCCTCGTTGGTGTTAAACGTTTTGAAATAGGTTTTTGATTGTGGCTTCAATCTCGCTCAATCTCATCTCTGCTGTTATGCGACTATTCTCGGATTCAATTATGGCCGTGATTTCGTCTAACGTCTTGTAGCAAGCGATTAGCTCTTGGATTGGTGTTTTCATTTCTCGCTGGTGTCCCAATACATTTCGCATTCACCCTTTTTAATTGGCGAGGTCATAAAGTAGGATTGAAGCATACCAGCAGGAGCCGTGAATCGGTAACACGTTTCCCGAAGGTCGCACCCCCGCCCAGTGCATTTGGTTATATCGGTCACAACTGCCCAACAATAGTGTAGTTGTCTAACTCTGGCTCCTCCACGCCCATAAAGAACTCCTTGTATATGGAAATTGCCTCTTGCAACTTCTTCTCGCCTTCTTCAATAAACGCAGGGCTAACCGTGTAAATGCCCACGTCTAAACTTGCCTTGTCGATTGCAATAAATATAAACTTATCAATCGGAACTCCAAATAGCCGAGTGTAGATATACGCTTGCAAGTCGTAACCGTACTTCTTTGCTGAATAAGGAAACGCACGTAGGTCAGTAGTGGTTTTTAGGTCTGCAATAAAGTTGTCGCCTAATATGTCGGCTTTTGCTCGGAAAGGTATGCCCTCTATCGTTCCAATAGCAGGAACCTCGAATTGGCAACCTTGAATATAGCCGAGGACGGATTCGTTGCGTAGCAGGGCATCTGCGATGCGTCTTGCTTCGTTGTATTCCTTCTTTGTTATGATTTGTCCGCCCTTTGCTTTGGCCTCCTTCCATATATTCGTATTCTTCGACTGCACGTCAATAATATCGTACTCATCTACTCGGTGCGGTTCCAAGGCCATCAAGTGAACCAAGCGCCCTACCGAGAAGGCATCGGACTCGTCCTGTCCGTACTTCGTGACGTAGTGGTACGTCTTGGGTGACTGGAGCAATAGTTTACAAGCAGAGGACGAAAGTGCGGCTTTTGAAAGGTAGCCGTAGTAAAACGAATCGTCCATCATTTTTTCGGTAACGGTTGCCCTATCCCAAGTGCTTCCGTCTAATAGTTCAATTATTTTCATTGTTTAGCGTTTAATGCCAGTTGCAATGCCTCGTTAAAGCCACGCTGGTAGTTTATTTCCTTGTCGGATTCTTCAATTCGCTTCAAGAAGTCAATATCTTTTTGGTCGATTCTTGCTCCGTGTTCGGAT